GAAGAAAAATCAACAGCATTATCACTGTTGGAACTACTAATGACTGTAGTTCTTGCTATTGTTGATGAGTCACTACTGAGTGTTCCTAACCCAACTTCAAACTCACTACCATCTTGTAAAGCTATACAATAATAAGTTGTGTTAGAGTTACCAATACCGGCTGCAAAAGTTTCAAAACCAGTGACAGCTCCAGCTAAGGTAATAGTTCCCGTGCCAGTTGTAGTGGTAGTTTCTTTTACTCTGTCATTAACAATAAATGCCATGAACTATCCTATGATAATCTAAGAATAGCTGTGCTTGTACCTGCTGCTGGAAACTGAACGGTGAATGTTCCATTGGTAGCAGTAAAATCTGCTCCAAAAGCTAAAATACAAACTGCGTTAGTGGTACCTGATCCACCATCTGCTGTTGTATTATAAATCATTGCTCCATTAGCTGTAAAGCTAGCAGAAGTCCATTGTGCATCAGTTGAAAAGTCTACATAAGCTGTAGAAGCTGAGGAGCCTCCTGTAACTGATTGTCCACTTAATGTTAGACCTCCTGCTGAATACGCCGATCCAGATGTGTTGGTTATTTCATTACTTGTGCTGTAAGCAGTAGTTGTAGCACCTAAACTTGCGCTTGATGTAAACAACGCAATTTTAAATGTATCACCACCACTAGCAGAAAAGTCATGTTGACCTTCCAATAATTCTTTTTTAAAAGAATTACATACCGCTTGTGATATTGCCATTTTTTATCTCCTTTATGGTTGTTGTGAAGGTAAAGGAAGTCTAATGACACCATCTTGGTATTCATCTCTCCTACGCCTACCTTGTTGTTCTAATGCAAGTCGCTGTACTGCTTCTTGGTAGCTTTTTTCATATTGAGCAAGTAAATCATATGGACCTTTAAGAAACTTAAAAGCTTGAATTAAACACCCATATAATAAAACTTGTGGTGCGTTTGTACTAACCCAAGTAGTGGTGTTAGAACTAGATAACCCTGTTTCATTACGATTCAAAGCAAGTTCAATATTATACGCAGAATCTGGAGTAGGCGCAAGATATATTGTGTTCTTGTCCCACATAGCATAAAATTTTGGTTTACTTTGACTTGTTCTATTTGGCCAATATTCTGTCATAAAACTAATATCTTTTTGTGTTAGATAAGTTCTGACATTTTGGTCTGTTCCTGAAGTTGGATAAATAGAAGCTGTTCTTATAAAAGCGATTGTATCAGGAGTTTCTCCTGGTAGTGATACAAACTCACTTCCTTGTGTTAAAGTAGTAAATTGATAAGATCTAAAACAATCTAAATCAATTTCTCTAAATATTCTTAATTCAGCCTGTTCAATAATATCGTTTAATATGGTATCTGTTAGAACATCCGAACTAACTTCTGTGTAGCTTCTTATTTGAGTTATTAATTCTGAATATGTCGTCATGATATAACCACCGTAACTGTTCCTGTACTTGAGTGTAATATTATATCTTTATTTGGCTGTTGTATACTTAAAGGCATCATACTTCTTTGTTTTATAACCTTACCACTTGGCAACGTCGTTGTCTCAATTAAAGTATCGAATGAATTACTAGCTAATCCGTCACCAAAACCACTATACGTTCCCTTTTTAGGATCACCTACGTTTGAATTTACAGTTCCGCCGCCAACAAAAACTGTGTTATCTACAACTTGAGATCTTGCATGTTCTAAAGACTCAGAGTCTGTGGGATGATTTTTTGGATCGAGTTGAGGATGTTTAGATTCAAATTCAGTAACATGAACCCACGATCCATTCCATTCTTGAACCATTTCATCATAAGGAAAGGATTGACCAGAACGATCTGAAACTCGCAAAGCAAATTTTCCTGTTGTATATTTACCCATACCTACCTTATGTAATTTTGTTTTGGAACCATACTATAACTTGATTTTTCTACGTCTTCGTTTGCAGCTCTAGTAAATTCTTCTTCATAAATTGCTTTTAACATTTGTATTCTATCAGGTGCATATTTCATAGCTATGTAATAAGCTAGTCCTGCAACTAAACAAGGCATAAATCTAAAAGGTATTTGCGCATTGTTTGTATAATCATCTAAATCTGTCATTCTAATCGATGCATAATATTTCAATGTGTACGCAGCATCTGCTGCGGGAAATAAATAAAGTTTTGGAAGAATTGTTCTTTCAAAATAAAACTGGCTAGGTCTACCTTCACTTGATTTTACAGTGTAATCCCAGTAAGTTTCTCTTCCTATTCTAGTCATNGCAAAATCTCCGTCACTGTTTGACATGACGGCATTTTGAATATCTATAAGTTGTGAACTATCATTNTTATCNGTTGTAGCATTACCAGCAGCATCTACACTGTATAAATCAGATCCTGATATAACTTGTGTGCCTTTTGCTATAGACGCTGTTCTATATTGAATAGTCCACAAATTCAAACCTCTGTTAGCCCAATCAGCCAACATAATATTTAAAGAACGTCTTGCAGTTTTTAAATGATAACCAGATCTGTCTTGTAAACCACAACGTTCAAAAGCTTCTTCAACGAGCTGGTCTACATCTAGAATGAAACCAGCCGTTGAAGAGTATGTAGGCGTTTTTGTATTTAAGCCTGCCATTTAATTATTTTTTCTTCATCATTCCGCCGCCACGTTTTTTCATGACCTGTTTCTTTTTTGCCATTGATCCGCCGCCACGTTTTTTGACTACTTGTTTCTTTTTAGCCAGCATTCCACTGCCGCCACCTTTTAGCTTAACGGGCTTACCGCCTCGTTTCATAGCCATTTTCTTTTTTCCCATCATGATAGGTCTCCTTTGATCTTATTATACTTAAGTATTCTCGATTCTACTACGTCTTCGTAATATTCTCTAGGCCATTTTTTATAATAGCCTTGTTTACGTAATTTATCAGAAGCTTCTTGTAATTGCGAGAACTTTTGTACGAGCATCATGGAATATTTTAAATCACTAGTGACTTCAGGAGCACGCCCCTCTGGTTCAACTAAAAAAGCCTGTTCATCTGTTGTCGCAGGATTGTGAGGATGAAAAGACATAAAATACATATTAATTTTGTTATATTTATCATTATATTCTTCTGTTATTTCATGAAACTGATTTGGTGTGTAACTATAAAAAGGGTCACAAAATATCAATATTTCTTTTATCGCAAAATCTAAAGTGTAGATATGATCATTTAATTCTTTTTTGTATGATAAAAANTTTGGCTTAACTTCTATCTGAACTTTATCTTGAAGCCATGCCATCTTTGCAAACGGACACGCAGGATATCCTCCTAAATGTTTATTGGGTATTTCTAAATAATGTTTTGACCATAGTCTAACATCTTCTTTTATTTCCCTTGCCCTCTGTATCTCTTCCATGACTTTCTCTTGTTTTTGTTTTTTGGTCTGCTTCTTTTTGAATGACCTATACTTGTTCTTTTTTTATGTGGCGTAAAATATTCCGAAGCCGTTTGTTTAGCCATTTAAATATTTTACACAAAAATGTAGCTAGTTTATATAGAAAAATAGATCCAATAGGAGGAGGTTGTGACATTAAATAGAACTATTTAATTCTATCGGATATGCAGAAACACACTCAACCATAANTAAATTAGTTTTGTTTTCTTGAAGCATTAAGCTTACAAAATTTTGTTTTGCTAAAATACAGGACTCGTGTGTTTGAAAATGATTAGTTCCAGCAACTCTCACACAATCATTCATAGGTTGTGTAACACAAAAAATTCCTACTAAAAAAAATTTTAACACTAATTACCTTTTGCAGACATACCACTTAGAGGNTTATTTAACGCTTTGTCGATATTTAAATTAAGATTGTCCTCTATTAGTTTTAACTCATCCATGAGCTCTCTTGTGTCTTCCTTTTGTCTATCTTCCACGTCATTCACGATCTCGGTGACGTGACGAACGTCCTGCTCCATATTGCGTAAATCCGTTTTAAGGTCGTCCTTAAGTTCCCGACTAACCTGAGATATTAGGCTTATTTCCTCCAAAACTATATCAAGTTCACTCTTCAAACCATCAACCTTTTGTAGAACAATCTCCATTTGTGCGTTTGTTTCACTTTCTACGAGTGCAATCTTCTTATCAAAACCAGAAAGGTCCGGCTCGGTATACTCCAAAATTTTTTCTTTCATTGAAAGGTAGTCGGAATAGAAATTGAANACGGCCCATGCACCTGAACCAAGTGCACCTAATAAGGTAAGGATAGCGAAGACTTTNCCCCCAGATACCTTCATCCCCGCATACTCAATACTGGGCATTTATCATCTCCTGAATAGTGTTTTCCTGTGCCATATCAAACAACATACCATATTGATCATCTATTGTCTTGTTTAAATACTCTGTAACGTTCGTATCAACTATTGTGGATTGTGCATCAAAGAAGGTTTTTGTATTACCTAATATTTGCATAACAATTAAAGTTTTTGTTTGAGCGGCGTCATCATATCGTGCTTTGTCATCAATCTTCTTCACGATTTTAGTAGCAGCTTTTTCTTTCTTTGATACTTTAGGCTCTGATGACTTCTCTTCTTCTACCGTTTCTTCTGGATCTTCTTCTTTTTGTGCTGTTTGTGGTTGTTCTTGTTCTGGTTCCTGTGATTCTTCTTGAGGTTCTTCGGTAATTTCTTCTTCAGGTTCAGCCTCAACAACTAGAACTTCTTCCATTTCCATTTCTAATTCCATTTCAATCTCTGTTTCAACTTCTACAATTTCAGGTTCGGGCTGAGGTAAATTTATCTCGATTTCAGTTATTTCTAATTCTACACTTGCATATGAAACTTCTTCAACTTCAGGTTCTATAGGCGTAAAAGATATTTCTCCATCCTCCATACTTATGTCGTTATATTCAAAAACTTCTTCAACAAAGTCTAATTCAACAGGATCAAAAATATTTAAATAATAAATTTCCTCAATACTGGTTATATGCTGAGTAACAATAGTGTTTATTACATTATAGAAAACATTGACGGTGACATCATCAAACATTGGACCAACGGCCATATTGATATCTCTACCNCCAACCTCGACAATTATTTTATTTAAAACGCCACTGAAATCGAAAGAACCGTTATAAGATTGGTAACCGGATGATACTCCAGACTCAGACAAGACGTCAGTACCTGAAAAGACTGAAGTAGTTCCGTTAAATCCTGAAACGTGCATGTATATTCTATCTTGAGCATCTTGTTTATTAACTTCGATTGAGTATCTTACTTCGCCACCCTTATCTATTTGTAAATCAGATATGTCAATAGTGTTAATAAATGTTGTACCCATACCTGATACACCCATGGTTGAAGTGCTATTGCCACCTCCTGTAATCATGGCACATTTATCCGTACCTAACTGTCCGCAACTATTACCGCTAGGCATACTCGCAG